CACCACCTTGTGAACCATATCTTGCACGCATTGCGAAGATAAGACCTGTAGGACCAGTCATAGGCTGAACACCACAGATATCGTATGCGATTAAGTTAGGAACAGCACGTCTTACCAATGAGATAAGAATTGGATCATAACCTGCACCAGGACCTGCAGCAGCAGAACCACCTGTAAATCCACCGGTTGTACCGACGTCATTAGTAGGTGCTTCAGAAAGCAAGCTAGTCATGTTAGCAGATAAGTCACCAGTTTCAGCTAGTGCTTTTTCTGTGTTCTCAAGAATTGTAGCAGTAACTGCTTTTCTGTGAGAATCTTGAATAGGTGAAAAAGATTCGTGCGCTAAAATTGGCTCCCACTTTTCCACTAGTCTTGTATAATTATCCATTTTGGATCTCCTTTAATTAAAAAATTTAATTTTAAAACCAAAAATTAATTATTCTACTTCTTAGTGTTGAAAGCTTCAACTAAAGCGTTAATAGAAGAGTAATCAGAAGCTGGTTTAATTTCTTCCTGTTCTTCTAGAATAATTTCGTCGTTTTCCTCTTGAACGTCATGTGATTCCACAATCGGCTTGTCAGAGAAGAATGACTCCTTAATTACTTGAAGATTTTCTGCGTATGCATCAAGATCTTCAATATCAAGCTTTTCAGACAATACTTTCAATCTCTCTACCTGATTCTCAGATAAACCTTCTGAAAGTTCGTCAAATTTTTGTCCTGCTTTGAAAGTTTGAATTTCTTTCTGTAATTCAATGTTCTCATTTACAAGATCATTTGCCTTACCTTCCAATTCAGAAACAGTTGTCTCTAAGTTTGCTACAACGTCAACTGATTCTTCATCAACTGATACGTTGTGCTCTACGAACAAGTTCTTAAGACCTGACATTAATGATTCTGCCATTTCAACCTTAATTCCAGATTCAATAGCAATTTCATTCTCAGACATCCACTCAGATACAACGTAGTCTAAATACTTATCAACGTTTGTAGTAATAGTTTCTAATTTCTCAGATACTGCTTCTTCCAACGCTTCGTCTAAAGACTTAGTTAATTCTTCGCGAATTTCTTCAGTTCTTTTGTTTACTTCTTCGTTTAATGCGGCTTCAAATACAAGACTAATCTTGCCTTTGAATTCTTCAGATAAATCTTCGCCTTCGATAATTGACTCAATTGAGGATTCTACTACAACCTCTTCTTCCACTGTTTCAACTTCAGCTTCAACTTCAGTTTCTTCAGCAGTAGGAACAGGCTTACCTGCATCTTTTTGGCCAGGAATTACTTTCTTACCATCAGCAGCGCCTTTAGGCTCGTCAGTAGTAGTCTTCTTCAACTTGTCCTTTTTGCCTTCACCACCCTCAGGTGCTACAGGCTCAGGTACTTCTGAGACTCCATCATCGGCAACGAATTTTTCTTCTATGTTTGCCATTATTTTTCTCCTTTAAATTTGTTATAATTTACAAATATCTTTTATAATAAACTTGACTGTTTTTATTTATAAAAATTTAGTTTCTCAAAGTGCGGATAAATGTTTCAAACATTCTTGTTGCCGCAGCTTCATCAATAGTCCTTACTACTCTGTTTACTTTTTTCTCCACTTCTTCTTGGATATTTTCGATAGCCTGTTGGGCTCTCCAATTACCAGAAGCAATGTCGTAGTAATATTCTACATTCTCCATGATACCATTTACGAATGCATTTGGTGCTGAAGGGTCAGTGACAATATCAACAGTAGCGAGGTGGAAATCCTTTTGTACTTCCATTACTCCGTCTCTACCTGCCTTGACCGAACCAAGACCTCGAGTTGAAACTCCGATCTTTACTCCTTCGTCTAATAGGCTCTTAACAATTTCACCCATTGGTGTGGAAAGAATTTTTGCCTTTCCATAGAAATCGTTTCCATCGCGTCTCATATCAGTAATCAAATGAGAGACACGATCCCCGTTGATTTGTGGACCATCAGGGTGTCCTAGTTCTCCAAGAGCACGTTTAGTTTCGATGAAATCTTTTTGATATCTTTTCATCTCACCTTCTAACGTTGCGCTTGGATAAATTCTGCCATTGCGATTTTTAATATCGCCTTGCATGAAAATTCCTTCGATGAAATAATTCTTCTTGCCGTCTTCCTTGGCTTCTGTAATTACTTCAACTGAATCATCTCTGTATTCTGAAATTAAGTTCATATTTCTTTCCTCAAAAACTATTTATATGTTTGTTTTAGCAAACTCGAGGATTTCGTTATAACCTGCTTCGTCAGCAACGAATACGTTATACATTTCCTCTTTGTTAGTTTCGTTTAATTCGTCAAACATTTTATTTAGAATATCTGCATCTTCTTCTGAAATTTCAATTACTTCTTTATTTTGTAATTGAAATTCACCTGCTTCAATTCCTTCATAAGACATCTTGAGGCTATAACCTGCTGATAAAGGTTTGCCATTCACCATTTGGTCTCCTTTACTATAAGCATATAGAGACTTAACATTTGAGAATACTTCTGCTAATTTATTTTGCCACCATTCCTCTGGATCTTGTCCTTCCATTTTGAGGTATGATTGTATTTCTTCTGACGCATAACATATGAAATGTAATTGCTTAAGCATCATAGGAATTTCTTGTTGGGGACTTTCAAGCAATTCTTCCTCGGTTGATACTTTTGCTAACATTTCTTTAAATGTCATTGATAGCGTTTTACCATTAGAATCTTTAATGGTAACAGATGTAGGACCTGCTTTAGGCTTGTCCTCACCTTTTAAAACTTTTTTCTTTTGTACTTCAGGTTCGATAGTTTTACCGGAATCAGTCTCAGGAGCATCTTCTTCCTTTTTCTTTCCAGGCTTTTTCTCTGCATTTAATTTGCTACCTGAACAACCACCTTCCTCAATACCTTCAATCTTATTACCGCAGCAAGAACAATCTTTACCGATTTCTTCAACCTTATGTTCTCCACCACAGTGTTCACAAGATTCGTCGCAACCGCAAGAAGCCTTTAATTCTTCTTCCATTGATTCGTCATCTTTCTTTTCGTCTTCTTTTTTCTTGTTAACACCTAAGATTTCAGTAATTGATTTCTTTTCCTCAGCAACCTGTTTACCTGCACCTGCTCTTCCTGGTAATGTTTGAGCAACTTTAGTTTTGTATGCTAAGTCGTAACTTGAATCGCCTTCTTGGTCAGCAGATCGCTTACCATTTACCATTCCTGGTATCTCACCTGTAAAAACGTGGTCAGGAGCAACTGGGTGTTTAATCACCTCAATCGTATGTTGGTCCTTAAAGCGTCTTTCTTCAGGTGCCTTAGGTTGGGCAACTTCTGAAACGAGATCTTTAAATTTTTTCATGTTTAGTCCCTAATTTATTTGTATATTACCTTTATTTATATTATTAGAACCCATCGTCCTCTTGGTGTCCACCTTGAGCCTTTTCATCAGCAATCTGGTCTTCCATATCCTGCGCATCTTGTTCAGACATCTGCAAGATATTTGATGTGATCCACTGATGAGAGAAATACTTTCCTGTATAATCTGATATATCTCTCAATGTGTTCAATCTTTCTCTCAGTATTTCAGCTTCTTTTAACTCCTCAAAATAATTATCTTTAACGAAATCATAACGAATATCATTACGTATTTCATTAAATTCTTCAGGTGTTAAAATACCTTTTAATACTAACTGCTTCTCAAGAACCATATTAAATATCCATGAAAAGCGAGTACGAATCCTTCTAATAAATTTACCAAACTTCAATTCATCACGAGTAATTTCAGATGTTCTTCCAAACGTTGCCATTGCTTCTGGTTCTAAACGAGTTAAGGGTACCTTCAACGCCTTATATAATTTACGTTGAAAATACTCTAAGTTTTCGTTACCACTCAATCCTGGTGCATTACCTCCTGCGAGGGTATCAACTTCAGTTGACCTTTCTCCACCACGACGAGGGAACCAAAAGTCCTCAGTCATTGTCAGCATCTTACGAGAATCGGTAATCTGTCCCGTATCTGAGTTATACTGTAATTTATTTTTATGGCGAGCCATCATATCTCTCAAATACTGCTCTGCCTTGTTCTTAGGTAAATTACCTACATCAATATAAAATATCCTTCTTTCTGGTGCTCTTGTTAATGTATAAATTACAACAGCATCCTCCAACATTCTAAGCTGATTTAAAGCTTTACCTGCTGGATGTAAATGAGATAATACTAAACTATTATTCTCATTCATCAATCCCGAAGTGACACGAGCAATCGCATCCTTCGC